CAAAGAACAAAAGATCAAGAGCAAGAAATAAATTTCGAAGATCAACTTCTCAAAGAACAAAAGATCAAGAGCAAGAAATAAATTTCAAGATCAACTTCTCAAAGAACAAAAGATCAAGAGCAAGAAATAAATTTCAAGATCAACTTCTCAAAGAACAAAATCCAAAGACCAAGCTTCTCCCAAGACCAATGTGATTGGTTATATCGTGTCGCGCAATCTGTGCGTTGGTTATATTTTAGTTGCTTTTGTTTCCTGTAACAGGAAACAAAAAGGTTAGTAGCCGTAGAATCGGCGTTGAGATGTATAACTTCGAACGATATTGGGAAGACGTTGAAGTATGTTTTCGGCGATAGGTACAATCTTACCGTCATCGTCTGTCATATACAACAACCCTGGTCCTGGTATATGCGTCAATTGGTGAAGTCCTTGTGTATCATGAGTGATCTCTGGATCGACAATGTTGTAGATGAAAGCGTAATTTACCGAGACCGTTAGGTACTCTTCACCAACGGGCCCGTTGACTCCCTCGCGATGAAACTCGCGAGGGAGTTTTGAGACAATACGAGGAGGTTGGTAACGTTGTTCGATAGACGAATATGGGAAGTAGAGGTAGCGTTGAGTCATAATTACCCTATATATGCATCTTCCTAATATTGAAGACGTTTTTTCTTCTTCCGATATCGGAAGAAGAAAAGGAGGTTACCATTGCTTTTAGTACGACTACGATATTTGTCCGTCGCGTTCAACTCTGTTTCCTCGTGTGTTAATATCTCTTCTTTGTTGATTGTCCCCCTGATATCTTCTATCTTTCAACGATGAAATAGATTCATGAGCGTTCGTAAGTTGTTCTCGTAATCTTTCTATTTCCTGATGAGCGCGTTCTCGATCTCTTCGTTCGCATGAGAAATCATCTTGGTATGCTTGAATTTGAATTTTCATCAAATCAAGCTCTTCATTTGGGGGAGGAGAATGAAGGTATACTTCAGCTTGTCTCATATTCTCAGATTCCTGCAAAGTACATGTTTTATCTTGTAGGGTTGATACGATTTCACGTACATTCTTAAGTTGTTTCTCTATTTCAATCTGAGCTCTTTCTATTCTTTCATATGATCCATCAATCTCTCCATACTTGAATTGGGTTGATGAGGGGTGGTGTGACTCAGTTTCTTGATTAATAAAATCACAATTGGTAAGTGATTTCGCAAGTTCTATATTTTGCACGTTTAGAAAATAATTACGCGCGTTAGTCTCTTCTAGTTCGCGTTGTAATGTATCAATTACTCTTTGCATTTTGCGAGTATCGATCTTGGATCTTTGTTCAAGTTCATCACGCTCTTCTTTCCATTTTCTATTGATTGTCGTTAATCGCTCTATTTTTACATTTGTGAACGGATTTGTTGTATCCATAGCTGATGTATCCATATATGTATCCATATATGTATCCATAGCTGATGTATCCATAGCTGATGTATCCATAGCTGATGTATTCACAGTTGATGCAATACTTGTAACTTACCCTTTTCCTTTTTAACCGATTGTTCTTTTAACTTTTTCATAAATTACCATTGATACATCATAAGGACCTTTGATCTGAAATTGATAACATAACACTTGCGGTCACACGCACAATATAGACACTTTCACTATACTACAGTCGAACTTGGATATAGTGATATTGTATTGAATAATTTATACAGGATATTCGTTGTTTTGTGTTTATCCCAAAAATGATAAAGACAATCTCAAAGTAAGGTACTTATACCAGCAACAAATTTATCACAACATGATGGATACTTGTAAAAATATTGAATCATTCCAATCGTTGATTTCAGGTGAATTGAAATCATCGAAAACGATTCTCACAACACTCGCAGTCGATCTACTGGCTGTTGACGAGACCGTCCTCGGCAAGTTTTTTGGTCCTATCGACCTTCTCAAGGACTCTAATGAGAAGTTGTTAGAGCTTGCGACCATTTGTCGCGATAAAGCTTTCTCACACCCCGAGTGGAGTAGGTTGGCCGGTCGTGTTAGCATGGTCTACATCCGACGAAACACACCATCTACACATCTTGAGGCTATCAAGATGATGCGTCCCATCTTACATCCACCATTCTTCAAATTCTGCGTCGATCATACCGCTGAACTTCAGTGTATGATCGACGATGCAAGAGACTGGTCTTTCGATATCTTCGCCACCGAGACTCTTCTTCGCGGGTATCTTGCGCGCGTGAAAGACAGTAATGGTATCAGTCACATCACCGAGACCCCACAATTTCTATACATGCGTATCGCAGCGTATTTATGGTATACACATGAGAATGAGTTCGACCCTACGTGCTTTGCACGCATTCTTCGTACATACGAAGATCTGTCTCTTGGTCTGATCAGTCATGCTTCGCCGACTCAATTTAACGCTGGTATGAAGCGTCCACAGCTTGCTAGTTGTTTCGTTGTCGGAACCGAGATCCCGACTACCAATCGTGGTTTGGTTTCAATCGAAGACGTGGTCGTTGGTGATAAAGTGTTGACGCACAACGGTAACATCAAGAACGTCTCACAATTACACGAGAACGATCTTGGAACCCGCAATCTAGTTCGGTTGTCAATATTCAAATCTCCGGACATTGAGGTTACAGGTAATCATCGCTTTTGGGCCATCCGAAAATTGAACGAGAGTCCAGAATGGATTCCTGTGGAAAATATATACATTGGAGATTATATTGCTATCCCAAAGCGCACGCACACTTCAAGTCAATCTTTCGAAGTAGATATCGAGAAGTTTGATGTTCGAGGTAGCTGGGAAACCTTTCCAGACGCTACACTTGAACGTACGGATGATACAGACGATGTAATTCGTAGACAGAAAATTCAACCTGTGACTTTCGATTGTGAAATGGCGTTTGCGATCGGCGCGTGGTTTGGTGACGGATATATTATTACACGACCTATAGCTAACACTCATATCAACGTTGGGATTGGATTTGACAACGCTCACAAACCTTTAGTTGATCGATGGAGTGAGATCGTTGAATCTAAATTTGGTATTTCCCCAATCGTCAGCGTCGAAAACGGTTTATATTCGGCGAGTATATACTCGCGAGCGATTGCCAATCTCTTTGCGACGAAGATGGGTAATGGTCATGAGGAGAAGAAGGTTTGGTCTCGTTTTTACGAGTGGGGTTCGACTGAACTATACCAATTCGTGGCGGGTCTGTATTCATCTGACTGTTGTTGGTCCATAATGGGACATTGTATTATGACACTTACCAATCCTCGTTTGGTAAAGAATATATGGGGATTTCTCCGAAATTATGGAATCGACGTTGCTTACAATGTTATCCCAACCAATTTGATGTCGGATGAAACCGATCGTATGGGTGTCATTCAACTCCCCGCGGGGTATATTAATCCCGCGGATCTGATTAAGTATGACGATCAGATTTCGTCGATGAACGAAAGTAACGAAAGTAATGTAGGGTCAAATGCGAAGGAGTTTAACAATCAGATGTTTATGCGAGTAATGAACAAACAAGATGTTACACCCTTGGACTGTAAGAATGTCAAAGTCTACACATTGGGTGTTGAGGACGACCATTCGTATTGCGTCGAAGGAGTCATGACCGAGAATTGTTTTATTATCAGCGTAAGCGACTCGATTCGGTCACTTACTAAGAGTTGGAATGATTCGGCTATCATATCCATGAATAATGGCGGTATCGGAATGTCTTTTGATGGAATTCGCCATTCGGAGATTGGTAACCATGGATGGTCGCACGGAATCGTTCCTTGGATTAAGATTCAGAACGAAGTGCTTGGCACTGTCGACCAGTGTTTCGCGCAGGGTACGATTGTGTATACGACGAACGGACCTTGTCAAATCGAAAAGGTTGTCGCTGGTGACAAGATCATTTCAATCAGCGGTGTTGAACAACAAGTGTACAAACCATTGCATCATACATTACACGAAGATGCACATGTTTACCGTCTTTGTATCAAACATTCACTTCAAGATGTGATTGTCACCGACAAACACCCGATGTACGCTCTTCGATGTCCGCAGAGTAACGGGTTCGAATGGATTGTTGATCGTCTCAAATCTGGAAAGTCTATCCCCGGATATATTCCTGTGTCTGATCTGACGACTGATTTTCTCATTGGTACGCCAATCCCGCGATACGAGGAAGATTATGAACAATACAATCTCGACGACTGCCGTATGTACGGTATCATACTAGGAGACGGTTATACATCTCTTGATCATAACGAATATGGAATTTGTTTGAACATGACAACAAAGTCTGATACGATTGGGTTTGTCAAGGAATACATGCTTAATCACGCGATTAGGTTTTGGTGTATCGAAAACGATCATAACACGTACACGATCAGATGGTCTGGTGGCGTTACCTTCCCATTCACACATAAAATGTTCTACGATGGTGACTTTAAGTGTTTCGCTCCACAGATGATAAACCTCCCTCTCGAAAAGGTTGAGAATATCTTCTACGGTTTGATGGAGACTGTTGGTGCTTATAGAAACTCCACTGATGAGATCTCAATCGAACTAAGGTCTCGTCAGGTCATCGAATCTCTTCGGTATATTTTGCTTCGGAACGGAGTTATGTGTGGTGGTTACTGTAGAGATCAACTTGGTGACGACACCACACATTTTGAAACGTTTGTTCTGCACATTCCAAATACAAAGTGGGTATGTGAGGTTCTGGATGGAATTCATACACAAATCACGGATACACAGTTTCTCGTTTACGATGGGATTATGTGGTCCCGCATTTCGAAAATCGAGCCTTGTGTTGATAACAAACCCAATGTCATGTTTGATCTACTCATGAAAACAGATGACGACAAAGATGAAGAAAAGACGGCGAACTATATGACGTGCATTGGGCAAGCTCACAACGGCGGACGTCGCAAGGGTAGCGGTACCATGTACGTGTGTGATTGGCATATTGACATATACGAGTTTGTCGACCTCAAAAAGCCGACAGGTAAGGAAGAGCTCCGCGCGCGCGAACTCACATATGGCATCATGATGTCGGACCTGTTTATGGAACGCGTCGAAGATGATAAAGAATGGAGTCTATTCTGTCCAGCCAAGGCGGGTGGATTGGAAAAGAAGTGGGGCGTAGAGTTCCGAGCGTGGTACCTCGCGATGGAATTACAAGCTTTGTCAGGCGGTTTCTCCTCTGGTCATCGCCGTGTTCGCGCTCGCGATCTGTGGGTTCACATTCTCAGTTCTCAGATCGAAAATGGTATGCCCTTTATCCTCTACAAGGATGCTATTAACGGGAAGTCTAATCAGATGAACCTCGGTACAATCCGCCTTAGTAATCTTTGTGTCGATGGTGATACTTATGTGCTGACCGATAAGGGTCAGATCCCGATCGCTGATCTCGAAAATGAGAGTGTCAATGTTTGGAACGGTAAAGAATGGAGTAGAGTCGCAGTTTGCAGAACCAACACCCATCAAAATCTTCTCACAGTCGAACTCGATAATGGAGTTGAGATTCATTGTACGCCAGACCACGATTTCTACACCAAGTCGTCCTCTCAGGCGACGGAGAAGATAAAAGCATGCAACTTGATTGAAGGGACGCAATTGATAAATTATGACCTTCCGCCTCCGATCGAAATGTCAGGCGAAAATTGTAAATTCCGCCATCAGTATACGCACGGTTTCTATTGTGGTAACAACTCGTACGATGATAAGAAGATTTACCTGTGCGATGAAAAGAAGAAACTCGCGAGCTATTTAGATCACGACGATTGTGGTTCAAATAAAGATTCCGATACGTGGTGTCTCGCTCTTTACAAGTACATACGACCGAAATTTAATGTTCCTCATAATGCCTCTATTCGAGATCGATTAGACTGGTTCGCCGGGTACTGCGATGCCGATGGTACTCTTTCTCGAGACGAGTCACTTCAAGTCACGAGCTTCAAGAAAGAGTTCCTTCTTGAAGTAAAGTTGATGCTTCAGACTCTCGGAATCGATTCCAAAGTTAGTCTAGAGTTGCAAAGTGGAAGGGGTTCTGAGTTTCCCAACGGTAGTACTGAAACATTAAAGTACGAGTGTCATCTGTCTGTTTCATCCTTGAATCTCTTCCGTCTGTCACAAATCGGCTTCAACACGCATCACCTAAAATTATCACACCATAAACCATTTCGATCGGCGTCAGAGTTCATTAAGGTTGTAAGAGTTCATGATGGGCCTCAAGATCGGGATACGTTCTGTTTCACTGAACCCAAGCGTCATATGGGTATGTTCAACGGTGTACTGACTGGGCAGTGCACAGAAATCGTAGAGTACACCGATGATGACAACATCGCCAGTTGTAACTTGGCTAGTATTCCACTGTCTCCTTTTGTCCGAGTAAACGGAAATGAGAGGATATTCGACTTTGAATCCTTGGGACAGGTCACACGGCGTACAGTTCGAAACCTCAAACAAGTAATCGATCGTAACTACTATCCTGATGACGTTCCTCAAATCAAATACGCCAATATGCGCAACCGTCCAATCGGTATTGGCGTACAGGATCTCGCTGGCTGCTTTGCTCTAATGGACATGACCTGGGATAGTACACATGCAGCCGAGTTGAACGAGAAGATTTCCCGTGTCATGTACTATCATGGTATGGACGAGAGTGTCAAGATGGCCGAAGAATATGGAGCCTACGATACTTTCGAGGGTTCTCCCGCATCGAAAGGTCTCTTCCAGTTTGATCTTTGGACATTGGAAGAGATTCGTAAGGATACAACAATTCAAGGTACACCTCTGATCATGGACGAACTGTTGCGCCATTCTGACAAACTTCAACCTCCGTGTAAAGAGTTTGACTGGGAGAAACTGCGTCAGCGCATGCGGAAAACGGGTATCCACTTTAGCCTGTTGTTCGCCCAGATGCCGACAGCTTCGAGTGCTCAAATACTCGGCAACAACGAATCAATCGAGCCGTATACCCAGCTATTATTCTCTCGAACAGTGTTGAGTGGGCAGTTTATCATATGCGTTGAGCATCTCGTGCGCGATCTTGAACAAATTGGATTGTGGAACGATCGCATGCTCAAACATCTCTTCGTCAATCAAGGATCTATCAAAGACTTCCCCGACGACAACCTTGATGGTCCTACTCGGTTCCGCCTGCAACATCTTAAGAGCAAGTACAGAACCGCATTTGAGATGAACCAGAAAACTCTAGCCGATCTGTACCTGGCTCGAGCCAGGTACCAATGTCAGACAACATCGAATAACGTATTTATGAAGGAACCCACATTGGAATCTCTCAATGCCTACCATTTCTACATGTGGAAGAATGGGGCCAAAACTGGAATGTACTACCTCAAACAGACAGCTCGTTCAGATCCTCTGAATTTTGCTCTAGACTCGATCAATGTTACTCGCCGCAAACGCGATATTCAGCGCAACGACGATGAGTGTATCTCTTGTAGTTCGTAGATCTACAACGTTCTTTTCTACACACGTACGTGTGTAGAAAGTCTTTGTAATACAGCGGGTCCGTAAATCCAAACACTTTCTTTAGTGTAGATTATAAACCATACTATTAAACGATGGATACATGCACTAAATTCCTAAAACGTCTGACATCAGACGAGCCAGATTATGGATGTACGGTTCTAGAGAAGTGCAAATTCTTTACCGAGTTGGTAACTGAAGCTAACCCGAGTCATGTATACGCTGCGTTCATGATGGGTCCCACAAATCAATCATTAATGAAGAAAATTCTCGATGCTAAGATCTACGAAGCGTTGATGGACGTCAAGAAACCTCTTCCAAAGAGCTGTCGTATCGATAAGCGCTGTCCAGCCGGATATAAGAAGGATGAGATAGAAGGTATTGCCAAAGTATGTGGTATTCCCACCAATCAAACATCGAAAGCGTTGTGCATCGCCATAAAGTTGAAACTTCGCGAGAATAACGACCCAGAGTGGACCAGACTCTACGACATTGATGTTGACGGTGTCATGCTGGCTTACGAGTACATTAATAAGAAAACGGGTACACCTGTTGTTCACGATGTGAAGGGGTGGTTGGTCAGCGAAAAATTTGATGGCGTTCGCGCGGTGTGGAATGGTCAAGACTTTGTCTCGCGAACAGGTCAGATATTCGAAGCACCTCAATGGTACAAGGACCTCATGCCGAATGTTGCACTTGACGGTGAGTTGTTCCGTGGGAGAGATTTATTTCAAGAGACAGTCAGTGTTGTCCGTAAGAAAATTCCTATTGACAAAGAATGGGCCAATATCAAATACAAGATATTCGATGCCCCCTCGTATAACGGCAATGCCGGTGAACGCATATTATACTACCACAAGATTGTGACCAATGCTTGTATCTTATTCGAGCCCAATTCTAAGATCGGATTGGACGAATGTCCTCTGATGGCAGTAAAACAAACACCTCTCATAGACGCCGCGGACCTCGAAGAACAGTATCAATCTATTATCAAGGCTCATGGTGAGGGTATGATGTTGAGACGGCCTGGAAGTAAATATATTGGTAAACGCAGCAAGGACCTTTTGAAGTATAAACCTTTATTCGACGCCGAAGCCAAAATTGTGGGGTACGAAGAAGGTAACGGTCGTAACAAGGGTAAGTTGGGTGCATTTATGGTGCATAATCTCAAGGACAAGACTAAAAAGTTCAAGGTCGGGACAGGTTTGACGGACAATATTCGAGAAAACTACAAAAAGACTCACCCTATCGGAACCATCATTACATATGCATTTGCTGGTTACACAAATTTAGACATCCCGAGACAACCTCGCTACGTTCGCATTCGCACCGACAAATAAAGATTACATCACTGATGAATCGAATATAAAAAGTTTTCTCAATCGATGTGATTGAGAAAATAAATATGGTTGTTAGAAATCTCACAACCGAAAACGAAAGTGTGGTACTATCAAACCATTTAAACGTCCGAGTAGGTTTATCTTAAGATGCAGATTTTTGTGAAAACTTTGACTGGGAAGACCATCACTCTCGACGCTGAACCTTCAGATACGATCGATAGTGTGAAACAAAAGATCCAAGATAAAGATGGAATTCCACCAGAGCAGCAACGGTTGATCTTTGCTGGGAAACAACTTGAAGACGGGCGCACTCTTTCTGATTATAACATTCAAAAAGAATCAACGCTTCATCTCGTCCTTCGCTTGCGTGGAGGAAATTAGAAAATCTCAATTAGATGAGAACTTTGATGTATTGACTGATGTATTGACTGATGTATTGACTGATGTATTGACTGATGTATTGACTGATGTATTGACTGATGTATTGATCTGTTTTATTTCCCGTACGGGAAATAAACGAGTTTTGAGGTTATCATGTTTTGCGCACATGATTCATATTATTTTATGCATGGGATATGTCCATGTGAAAGTAAAAGCTAGCCGAGGCGGACCGATTATTCAAGGTGTATATCAAGGTGTATATCAAGGTGTATATACAAGTTCGGTACTCTCGATATACTCGTCGTGTCTTACTCTTGTCCGGTGGTGGTAGCAGAGATGGCCTGGGCGTGCTGTTGGAGGGCATCAGCATGTCCCTGAAGGATTGCCGCGGTGGAGCCTGCAACCCTACCGAATGTGGCAACTGTGGGTTTGCGGAATATATAAATCAGAAGAGCCACGCTGATCAGGAAAACGGCGATTCCGGCTACGACTGCCGCGTACATAGAGTACTTGTTTGCCTTGTCATCTTTTGGACAATCTTTCTTGGCAGCCGACGATGCCATGGCGCTCATGACCATTGCCATAAACAATAGGATGATGGCAACGATCATCATCACGATGAGTGGAATGTTGTGGTCAGCCATTATGTCGCTTTGTATATGTTAGTACTGGTCAACACAAAAGTTCGAAGAAAAACCAATAGGTGTATAGAAAGGTACTTTGAAGAATGAGGAAGAAATTCTAACGATCAATCATAAGAATGACTGAGATCAAGAATTTCATTCCGAAGTACCCAAATCCTGACGACCCGAATTTCAGTCAGGAGGTCGCGCGTTTGAGGGAGTTTTCAGACCTACGATTGAAACCGATAGAGAAAATTCCCGATTACCCCGGGACCCCCCTGTCTAACCAAGAGCTACAAGCAAGATACTTTGCCAAACACACCCCTTATGCGCAAGGAATTTTATGGCATGGACTGGGTACTGGAAAGTGTATCCATCCCGATGCTCTTATCGAGACTAACGTCGGCGTCAAGCGCATTGAAGACTTGTGGGACGATTATTCATCCGCGCACCATCTACGTTTCGATGGTGAAGGTTGGTGGTCTAACCCACAAGAATCGTTGATGGTTCTTTCTTACAACGAAAGAACCGAGGTCATGGAGAAACGTCATGTCAATCAACTCTATCGTCAACAAGTAGACGAGGAACTTGTTCGCATCACCCTCGATGACGGTTCTGAAGTTTGCATTACTAAAGCTCATCGTCTATTCAATGGAACTGAGTGGACAAACGATTTTTCTGAGGGAGATGTAATTTGTGTTCCTTCAAATACGCAAACTTTTCCCAACCAAGGGTTCCAATCTAGCGTAGAATTGGGACGTCTGATGGGATGGCATATATCCGTGGGGTATGAACATTCTAGAGAACATATCGTCACAATTTCTCAGAAGGACAACGTTCTTGAAATGATCAAGAGCGATTTCGAGACTGTATTCGGTCAGTATGATATTGACGCTGTTGTTCACATTTACAAAGGTTCAGGTAACAATCGTAGTTATGTTCAAGTTTTATCTAGGGCATGGCAAAGTTTTCTCGAAGAACACGATTACGTGTGGGGAAATCTGTCAGCGTCAAAGAATATTCCAGATTGGATAGTTAGTGCAACGATTGATGTACAAAAGGCTTTTCTTCGGGCTTATTTTACAGCCGAAGGTATTGTATACAAGAGACAGGGTATTGTTAGTATTACCACAACATCTCGCGGTATCATCGAGAAGTTGAATATAATGCTTCGTCATTTTGGTATATGGTTGTGCGTCCGAGTTCTGTCCAAGAGTAGAATTAATGAGAACAACATCAAGAGACGATACTTTGAGGGTATACTACCTGTAAAACATTCGTGGAAATTCGGTCAAGTGATTGGGTTTTCTGCCAAATACAAACAAGATAGTCTGAAAGAACCGACCGGCACCAATGTGGTGGCAATCTCTGATGGTTTACCCGATGAGATCTCTCGACTCAAACATACACGAACTCGCGAGTTGTTTTACCCTAGAATTAGATGTATTTCTGTTGAGCGATATATCGGTTGGGTTTATGATCTCGACGTAGATGTCACTCGCAATTATGTGGCCAACAATATCGTATGTCACAACACTTGTGCGGCCAGTCTAATAGTAGAACGGTTCAAGACCACACTCGTCAACGATCTCCCACGCAAACGAGCTCTTGTCATCGTGAAGAATGCCCATCTGCGTGAAAGTTTTCGTAATGAAATCTCCAAGGTCTGCACGCGTGACATTTACACCCCGAGGTTGAACGAAGACGAATTGCGTCGTCTTCTAGATAAGGGTAAGGTTATCGAGTTGACCGAAGAAGCCAAGAGGCGACGTATGAATGCTGCCATCGCTCAAACCTACAACATTATCACGGTAGGAGAGCTCCTAGACAAAAAGAATTTTCCATCAGAGTATGTCATAGAAAGAGACTACTCTGATCGCATTATCATTGTCGATGAGGTTCATAATCTTCGCATACAACCCACCAAGCGCAATCGAACGCAGTACGATGCGTTGCACAAGTTTCTTCACGCGGTCAAGAACTGTCGTATTCTATTGCTCACAGCCACGCCGATTTGGGACAAGGTATACGACATTGCTGGGTTGTTGAATCTTCTACTACCGATGAATGATCAACTTCCGGTGTTAGACAAGTTTACCCGCGAGTTCTTTGATAAGGACGGTAATCTGATCCAGGCCAAGGCTCGAGAGTTGAAGGATAAGATGAGTGGTCGAATTTCATACCTAAGATCTCTCATCTCGTCAGCCGAACGTACAGAGATTGGCGTAAGACTTCCTTGGCTCAAATGGGTGACGGTGTTTCCGTCTGTCATGAGCGACTTTCAAGCCACATTCGCCGACGAAGCTAAGGATTCACTCGACAAGGGTGCCGAAGATAAGGGAGATGCATTTCTTTCGAACGCACGAGATGCGGTCAATTGTGTCTTTCCCGTCCTAAATAAAGAGGGTAAGGTTGTAGGCGGAGCCTACGGTACAGAAGCTTTCAAACGCTATGCTGTGACGACAAAGAAGAGGTGGGTGACCAAGGCCAGGGGTAATGGAGACGAACCTGACGTGCGCAAGCAAACATCTTACGAATTCTTTGATTTTACCAACTCCAACATGAGAAAGCTCCTCGGTCCCACTGACGGTCCAGATCCATACGCCAACTTGCGCATATATGCGACCAAGTTCGTCACTGTCATCCAAATGCTTCGAGATCCCAAGAGGTTGAAGGAGAAGGCATTCATATATAGCGACTCGGTCAAGGGTACTGGTGGTGTTATCACGTTGGCTTTGATTCTTCAACTATGGGGTTTCCGATGGATTCGAAACTCTGATTTCATCCCTCGAAAGGGACGCGAGGTGACTACCGTACATCCGGGATCCTTCGTCGTGATCACTAGTGAAGATCAGACATTTTCTGACTCGGCTCAGATTCGCACCACACTCGAAGAGTACAACAAGGTTGACAACATTTACGGTGACCGAATTCGCATCATCATTGGAAGTCAGACCATCGCCCAGGGACATACACTGAAGGCTACTCGACAGGGTCATATCCTGATGCCTCATTGGAATTTACCCGGTATCGATCAGGCTATGGGACGTATCTTCCGTGCAGGTTCGTTCGACCAACTTCCCGAGAAAGAACGTTACGTCAACTTCTACCGTCATGTTGCTATTGCCGGAGGCGATGAAGATGAAACCGAAGGATGGGTGAAGCTACCGGATGGTGTTAGTAATCCATCAGGTGGAGTCTTCTCCACCAAACAATCTGTCGACACTTACATTTATGATATCGCAGAAACCAAGGAACATTTGAATTCACAAATCTATCGTATCATGAAGGAAGCGTCATGGGATTGTGCATTGTCATACGAAAGAAATGTCCTTATTAGCGATGTCGATGGAACACGAGAGTGTGATTTTGTAGAGTGCAACTATCAATGCGACAGGTATCCGCATGTATCCAGTAGTATTACTGGTCCAGAATTTCTCAAGAAAGCGCAAGGTAAAATTTGGTCTTATCAAATACCCGAAGTCGATGTTGACTCATCCAACTATAACCTTCTTTACTCGGCAGAAAAGATCCGAGAGTACATTCGTGATATACAGTTGGTGTTTCGCAGTTACTTTACGCTACGGTTTGACGTTCTCATTCGGTTACTTGGTCCACAGGCGCAGCATGAGAAACCAATCGTCTTGAGCGCTCTTAGTATCATCATTAATACTCACGTATTGATGCGTAATAGATATGGATTTGGTAGCTATCTAAAAGAAGACAACAACACTTACTTTGTCGATAATAACGTTTCAGCATATGCGAGTTACCCATCTTCCATATACTCTATATTCCCTTTGGTGACCGAGTGGTCGTCCCTCGAGGACACCGTTGAAGTTATTCAGCTACGCGAAGATATGAAGACTGGACATCTAGTCGAGTTCATTCGTAATCCATCTGACAAAAGCTTCAATGTTTTGACGTATCGCACACAAATCATCATATTGGAGAAAGTGGTTGAGATGTACAACTCTTCACCAGAGAGCTCCGATACGGTACAGCGTTCCTTGATAAGAGTTGTATGGAAATCTTTGGGAAGAGAGATATACACCATGATGGATGGTAATATGATCCACAACATGTACAATTCCAAGTATACCGGTTCAGGTTACAATGTATTCACCAAGGATCTCAAGGCTAACGGCAAAATGCGAGCTTTTAACCCGTCACGTGGAACGTGGGATTACGTCGATCCATCTACTGAGAATAAATACATCGAGGAAGTTAAGGACGAGGTCGCGAGTAAGATCAAACGCGGTCTCGAAGACAATCCATATAAGATGTACGGTGCCACAGACAAAGCTCGTAAGTTCAAGATCGTCGACGACCGAGATGGTAATGTCAAAACAGGACGCGTATGTACAACGATTCCCGCAGCCGACCTATGGGACGTTTTCCACCATATAAACCACCTTCCATACGACGACGAAGTGCCCACTGATATCAAGTCGAAGAGTAAGGGTGATTTGATTAGCACCATCTCTTCTGGAGTTGCGAATAAAGAGTGGTCTGGCGTACCATATATCACGAAAGGGTTGGGTTCCAGATCCGTGACAGAAGTGCGCAAGATTTATACCATGTTGACGATGAACAAGAATAGTCTGTGCGATTCTCTCGAACGATGGTTCTTAGAAAATAAATTATTCTCTCGTTTGTAAAGATATTAATCGATTGTATGAACTTTTCGCGCTACACATACTCTCGATGTAATTTATTACCTGCAACGGGTAATAAAAGGCCTGCGAGTATTTCACCGGCGGTCTAAGAGTTTCTCACCTGCACACTTCGGGACAAAATCGATAAATTCTCGTCCTCCCATTCAAATGGATTTTCTTCGTCGTCATTATCTTCTTCATGGTCGAAAGGTTCAGGTTCTTCTGCGTTGCCAAACTGAAGGTCTTGGTTAATCTTTTCCATGACATGACCGACGATTGCATAAAATAGTGTTCCGGGTGACAATCTCGGTAAATCGCGCGGTACAGAGATATGAATGTTGGTCGGAATATACGATAAAGGAATTCCTTCGTTCCGCAGAAACTGCATAGCAGAGATAACCTCGATTTGTGATGGAGTTTGGGCAGACAACAAACCGCCAAGTATTGTATCAATCTGCCTCTCTCGGTTAAGAAGCATCTCACGATCTTCGATCTCTAAATCTCGTTGGAAAATCTTCTCATTCTCTGCAATACTTTGAATGACATTATCGTGGAAGTTACTGACCGTCTCACGACATAAGGGGCATTCGGTGGAAATCAGGTGTTTGGCACACTCTGAATGCATGCGATGCATACAGGACATCATGTAGAGTTCTCCCTCGTCGGAAAAACACGCAGGACATTCTTTATTAAACTGTTCTTCCTTAGAGGAACTTGTAGAGTGAAAATTTTCACAAGACTCTCCATGCTTGTTGGTTCTTGTGCGCTTGTTGCTCATTGCTTTTACCACTACTTATGTAAGAATGAAATCCCTTAAATAAAAAGCTCAAAGTTCTTTGGATACAAAGATTGAAGTGACAGGTATGATGTAGATATTATTCTACTGGATGGTTGTTCAGAAGCGAGTTAAGTATATCCAGTTTCACGAGCGTGTACCAACAACGTGTGGGTGGGAAGTTTCCACAAGCCTTTGTCGAAATATATTTGGTGACGAGATCGAGGTTCAATAGGTTGCTGAAAGCGACACGACACTCTCGATAAAGTTCGAATCTACGATGAATAGATCAGATTGAAGTCAAATATTAAACATTCATCGAAACCCGCAAGAGTAACTCTCATATTCTTCCTCGTACATGAAAGAAAACAGGACCCATCATCTTAGACCTAAAGAATAAAGTACACAATCGTGTGGTTTCAAAGACCGTTCTCTTTTTCTGTTGCTCATTTTACCTTCTATTAGGTAAGAAGAATTCCTCAATTCAAATGGCTTACAATGACGACGATTTCTCGTTTGATAACTATGGTTATCAAGACTACACTACCGGCTCGGCAGAAGACCGATCTCCCGATGGCAACGGCGGGTACGGAGAGTCGCCCGATAATGACAAATCTCCGAGTCTCGACTTTGGTATAGGCCCCAAAGATTGGGAAAGGGTTCACGCTTGGTCTCCGAATCCATTGCTGGGTCCTGATAAAAAGTATCTTGATCCGCGGGACAAAGCTAAATCAGAGTTTCGGAAGGCCTTTCGAGAATGTGGTACCAAAGATGGTGATCCCAAAGCTGCAATTGAGATTATTGACAAGATCACAAATCTTGTCGCTATGAACATGCAGCTTTTGGCGCTAGCCGTGTGTTATCATACTTTGTACCACGCACAGGGAGGTATAAATCAAAAGAACGTGACAGAGTTTATCGAAAATCATGACAAGGACGTCGATCCAATCGACATAATTCGTTATATTCGCTTCTATGCTTCGGTATAAGAAAAGTTGAACAATTTATCTGGTATATTACATCTAAAGGTGACACTTCGATAGAAGAAATGCGATTAACACTAAAGAACTTTCGTTATCATCGGGAGGAGACGTTCGATCTCCCCGATCGTGGGTTGATTCTCATCTCTGGAGAAAGAGGATCAGGAAAGAGTACTTTGCTCAATTCAATTTACTTTGCACTGTATGGAAAGATTAGACGTCCATACTCGCACGGAGCTAAGACGTGCAGTGTTACACTCGAAGAACCATTACTCAAGTTGAAAATTGTCCGAACCTGCCACCCTAACCGTCTCATCGTAACCTACGATGAGACGGAGTATGAAGATGAGGTGGCCCAAGGTGTCATCGATCGCGTCAAGGAGATGAACATGGAAGAGTTTCAATTCTCCAGTTACTTTGATCAGAAAAAACATGCATCTGTCCTATCCATGACACCGAGTGAGCAACTTCACTTTATTGAGTTACTCGCCTTTACAAACGGTGATCATGAGGATGTCAAAGATCGAGTTCGAGAACACAGTAAGGATCTGGAAAAACAACAGACAGAGACCAATGCCCAGTTGAAGTTGCTCGAGCAACAGATATTGACACGCGAGAGAGCGCTCGTAGAGGGTGTCGGAGTTCGACCCGACTTCGACGTCGATATAATTCGCGTAGAGTACAGGGATTTGATCGAAAAAATGCACGATGTCAAGAAGTGTCTAAATACCAAGAGAGCGCTGGTGTATAAACTTCACGAAGAAGAAGCTGAACAACGGAATCTTGAAGATACTCAGCGAAAGCTCGAGATTGAAATCGATCACTATTCGGCTCAACGCTCTGTCCTCGGAGATTGTCCATCCGAGTCTCAAATTGAAGAGATGCGCGAGAACGCCGAAGAGCGTCGCACAGCGGCCAAGACGCTTTATGATCTCATCGAAGCCGCCGAGCTTGAAACAGAATTTGAAGAACTCAAGAACGAACACATGAAAGGGTTGCAATCTAAACTCGAGGCTCTTGAACAGAAGGTCTTGAATAAGAAAGATCGTGAGGATATAACCTCGGAAATCGAGAGCTACGACGTTGAGCGTAAAAAGGCTGAGATTACTGAGCGTAAGCGAGCCGAGATTGTCGCAACTAAGAAGAATGCTTTGACCGAGATTGTCGAAATTAAGAAGGTGGTCACTGCGACCTTTTGCCCTCCAAAGTCTATCAAGACCAACACTGCCTTGCAAAAATACTTACAACGTAAGGTTGGTGAGTTCAAGAAACACGTCGAAGATATCGAGTCTCGCCTGAAATTAGTCGAATTTGGGGATTTGTCGTGCCCCAAATGTCAGGCAATTCTGACGTGGGGTAAGGAGGGTTGTCTTGTTGAAGCTGAGGATGTTCGTGTTTCTACAGATGATGTTTCTACAGATGATGTTTCTACAGATGATGTTTCTACAATTGAAATAGAAATGACTTCGGCTCGAGAAGGTCTCAGGGTTGCCGAAGAGTGTTCGGCGGTCATCAACGCCAATATCGAAGCTGCAACAGCCAAGATTCCGCGATCTCCCAAGAAACCCAAGAAATTATTAACTCTCAAAGAGTTTCAAGTTTTGTCGGTCAAATTGTCAGAACAGGAAGACTTACTCGACGAAATCAAGGATTTATCTACCGTTATCGAAAGCGACACGCTTCCTTCTGCTCTTCAACATCTCAAAAGTAAGATCAAAGCAAAGCGGGTAGGTATAGATTGCAATGCTAGTACTTCACAGGATCCCGACTTGGTTGCGTCTGAAGCCAAGGCGATGGAAGATGGTGTCGATCAGGCTTGGCGTAATCGAGGTGTGTACACGAGTCTTACACGTGAGATCGAGACTCGTAAGAAATACCTCGGTCGTAACAAGAAGAAATTCTTGGCCCCTCAGAAGAAATTGTGTTCATCTGATGTTCAAACAGACGTATATGCACTCGAGGATGAACATTCGTGTTGTCTCAAACAGCACGAATGTTTACAAGACAAAATCGCTCTGATAGAGATTTACGACCGCCATATGCATGCCCGCGAAGAGATCAAGGCGTTGACTCAAACTCGCAACGAGAAAGAGGCCGATGTTGCAGACGTTGAGATACGCATTGCAGGCGCATACGGTCTCGAAAAGGCCGCTCGAGATGCTGAGTTCATCGCTTTGGAGAAAACAATCGGCAGTATTAACGAACACGCCCGTATCTATCTCGAGTTGATGTTCGATGATGATATATCGGCAAAGTTGTCAATCAAAAAGTTCACTAAAAAAGGCGATGTGATGGCGAGACCCGCAATTTGTATACAGGTCACGTACAATGGTGCCGTTTACGACGATATCGAGGATTTGAGCGGAGGTGAACGTCAACAGTGCGACCTAGCCTTCTTGTTGGCAGTCAACGACATGCTCGGTAGTAACATACTTCTACTCGATGAATGCCTCAATAACCTCAACACCGAAATCAACATGGCAACGCTAAACTTCCTTCGGGAATTCTGTGGAGATGGAAAACAGGTATTGGTCGTATCGCATGAGGCTGTGACTGGCGTATTTGATCATTACATTCATCTCGAGCGTAAGTGAAGAGTTCGTTTTCTACCCGATACGGGTAGAAAATCTACAAAGACATTTAAATCAAGTTATTAAAGTATCTTATACAAAATGAGCGATAACGACTGTTTGCATATTATCGGTGTTGATGGGAATTCGTGGGGAAAAGTTGTTAACGAAATACCCGATGCATGGGTATTAGAAAGCGGCAATATTGTCGAGAAAAACGCGTACGGTTTAAAATGGGTATGGCAAGATTTTTACGAGCTTATCGGATACAGGGTTGAAGAACAATACTACTCGTGTTCTTTTGGTGAAGAACAATACCCGCGATACACCATTTTACTAAAACATGACAAAGTAAAATCAAACCTGATTCCCTCGTCGTTTCAACGGGAGGGTAGATATTTAAAAATGATATGTACAGTCGAATGGGGCGAATGCGGTTCAGGATATTGCTCTGCAACATGGTGTGATACTTCTCTCCCCCAAGAGATAGAACGTAACGAATTTGGACCAATTCATTATATTCCAAAGGAAACAATTCTAGGACACTTGGACAAAACTGATGACGATAATATGACGTTTATTTCATGGGATAAAACAGTGTTTGAAATATCCCATGTTGGTGACGACGGATATTATCCTACTGGATATTGTGAGTTTAACGATAAATTATTCAAACCCACCAAGAGATTTGAGGAAACTTCTACCATTTTAAACCATATTGAACCGATAGAGGCTACCACAGCAGAGCTACCTAATCAAGTTCGCAGAAAAGAACGAATTATTTACATTTTTCACGGGCCTTCAGATTTAGGAAAATCATCACTGGCTATTCACTGCGATTTAAATTCATACGATACAGACCAGTGTGAAATAATTCCTGATGATATTCACAGATATCATATTATCGTAGTTGGAAATCGATTTCCAAACCACAAAAACGTTGTAGAATCCATGCTCAAATTAGCACTTGAAAAAGACGAAAACTTTTTCAAAGCGACATGTGTTTCTTTTTCTTGAAACGTATCGGTTGTGTTCGTTTTCACTCTGAAACTGTTGAAGATCAACAGCGTTTTGCTTTCTCATGTTTGACATCCAGGGCGAAAGCATAAAATCTTATCACATGGCGACTCGGATATGTCAATAAACTGATACGATTTGGGTCCGTGTGGTACGAGGTACCCAACGATCTCATCTTTAATAGTGTCGCTAGGAGGAGAAGCATCAGACGTTATCTTATAGGCACGATGGACATTTGCGTAGATACCGTTTAACATTGTATACTCTAATTCGTCGATACCCAACTGTATCAAATTACTATGACACGAGTCTGCACCATGTTTGTTGATGTTACTACAATCTCCTCCCTTACAAGGGAGCATCGTGCTTCCGGCGATGATGGGTGATTTGGTCCACGGACTGAAATCGCTATACCCTCCAGTGTCGTCCCTCACAAAACGATAACGATACCACACGTTTGCCCCCAAAGGTGGGCCAAGCGCACTCGCTTCTATGAAGCGAGACAAATACATCTCTTTCTGGGGCGTTTTAAGGGTTGGATCGTAAACCAACTCTTTGATATAAGTACAATCGTCGCTCCATTTGGTTTCAGGATATGCGCGTTTGAGATTTCCACAGTTACCAGTCATCAATTTGTCTGTAGTACGGACCGACCAAAGTGACAGGCTAAACAATGCCAACAATATGGTCATTATAGCCAGCCAAATAATTGTGCTTGTGTGTAACTTCTTCATCTTGTTGTTCAATCACAACAAGATATTTTAGCCAAGATCTTTTGATCTTCATCGTTTTAGAAATCTAAACTATATCGGCCCTGATCTTATATCCTTGAGATTTCGATCTAAGAATGTTTTACGCTTTCTTCGGAACCATCACACTCTCTTCATCGTTAACATTGTAGCGGTAAACGCCCCAAAATAAGACGATGACGATTGGAATCAATAGACCAAAAACAATTATCCATGAATACATCGTGTTGTTGTGGTAAGAAAACGACATAGATAGTGATAACCCGACGAACAGATAGGCGCTGAAAATGATGGTCTTGATTAATAGGTCGTCAGTTTGGTTATTCTTGTCTGGTCGTGAGGCTGCCCACAAGAACACACCGAGTATAATTGACGCTATCATGATATAAGCGATGGTTGCGCCAGACCATGCAGAACCATGAGATGGCAATATCATATGCGCTTGCGGTGCAATGACAACAGACCCGGGGTGGGTAGAGTATGGAGCACCTGAAGTATGGAGCTTGAAAATATCGGCCGGTTTCACGTGTTTCGACATTCTTTCTCTTTGATATAATGCTGTTAAACTCTTCGCCGGATTTCAAGAAGATGTAACCTGGTGGTAGATTTATTAGATTCATTAGATTCATTACTCGATTCGAGTAATGAAAATTAGAGATCTGGAGAATGCAACGATAGTGTTACATCTTCTCGAGAATTCAAAGGAAAAAGATTTTACGATACATCTACATGTGTTATCGATTTTACAAAGTAGGATGACCAAGTGATCCGTTAGCGACCCTAGCGATGTTCCAGTTTGTGGCAACAAGCACGTTGGCCAATTTGAGGGGTTGAGCCAAGTTTGCGTAGTTGTTCGCCATCTGATATCGAGCCACAGCGCTGAGGGTGTGGCGCACTTGTACGTTTGCAAGCTTGCTGTAATTGGTCGATCCGGCGGGACTGAGAGGGTCCCATGGTTTGAGAGAATAACTCCACATATGGTAACCGGTTTCATCGGGTACTGCATCTGAAAACAGGTACGGGTGGATGAGTGAGAAGAAATCATTATCACCATCGAGACGTAGGGTGTTTTCGTAGATGAGCTGTGTACGAGCGATCGGGTCGTAGTGATTGGCGTTTGAGTTGAATCCACCCTGGGCAGCTGGTGCACCAGCTGCATTGGCAGCTACACCGTAATCGAAATTTGTTGTATAATTTGACCATTCAGCAGATTGCGACTTGTTACGGAGAGCAAAGAAGAAACTGACGATAGAGTGAGATAGACGTACGTCAAATACAACCTCGGTGGCGGTTGAAGCCACATCACCTATAGACACACTCTGCACCTGCCTTATTAGCATGTCGCGAGGCGAATCACCCATTTTGACACGTTCATCATTGTGGGTCACAGCATAATGAGCATACGTGTAACCGTTACGGAAGTTTACGGAACCGGTACTCAGGGTGGTGTTGAGGGGTGTACCAGTTGCGGGGTCAACACCGGGAGCCAGTGCTGTGATATTGGCGATGGTGGCGGCTCCACGGAGCACCAATAAATCTTCGACACGACGGAACTCGTAATTGATCTTTACGTCGTTAAAAGGTAAAGCAGCGATGGGTAGGGAGACACCAGAATCCTCGCCAAACCAGAAGGGTAGCACAACGCTGAAGTAACCACCGTACAAACCGAGCGATGTACCTCCGGTCACGCCGGCTACAGTACCGGTAGGATTATACGAGGATGTCAGTTGGCCGATGTCGCCGATCATGTTGCGGTAACCGATTGCCTTACTGGCGTCGATGTGGAACATATAGTTGAAGTCGAGCCAGTAGTTGTCAAACTCTTCAACTGTCAACTCGTTGAAGGTTATGCTGCATTTCTTGATGATATTATGCATCAAGTTACGCGTCCATCGTACGGTATCAGCTGCGTTGCCGGCAACTGTGGGGGCGAGAGTTGGAATCTCACAACGAAACCAGATGTTCAACACATAATCACCAGAACGATTGAGTGAAGCCGACACTCCCTCTGCACCAAAACCGAATGTTCCGTTGTTGCGAAGTTGAATGGGTACAATAGTGAACCAATTTGCTTTCTGAACACCAGCGACGAACCAACTGATAGCAAGAGGACCACCATATAAGAAACTCTCAAGTTCCGAAAAGGTGGCCATATCGATGAAGCCGTTAGCGGCGGAAACAGATGACGTTCCAGACATATTTGATGTTGTTCGTTATTAATACCCTCCAATACAAAATAAATCGCAAAAAAACTAATCATGAATTCGAGATTGAGCAATGAAAGCCGCTTAAATGTGAAGTTGAGTTACAACAAAGTAACGACCGTACAAATGTCTAACAAACAACCTTTGGTCTTTTGTTCTTTTCTCCCTACTTCGCAGCATTGTCACGCTAACGGGAGAAAAAAGAATACAAAGAAGCGCACCACCTCGCGAGGTGGTTCATTCGTTTCGTCTATTACTCGCGATGTTCTTACATCACCATCTACAAAAATGGCGGAGATGAGTCGTTCACCGAAGACTTTACACGACTGTTCGCCTTCTTCAAGTTCTTTCCGAGTCATGGATGGGACAAAAATCACGGCAAAGAAACACATCGACGGGCGAGAGTATAATATCTTTCATATCGACTCAATTATCCGTGATCAACTCAACTCTCAGATCATTAATGTTGATGAATTAGAGCGTGATCTAGAAAATGCACTGATTATACTCGTCAACGGAACACCTAATGATCAAGTCATGGCCAAACAACAATCTTCAGTGCTACGTCGACGAATTCAAGATATTGAAAGTACATTTGCATTGTTCTACTACATTTTTAGGACAGCCGATATCCTAGAAGAGTACCGTAAAATTATGTTGAGCAAGAACTCTCGTAGTTTTGTTTGTCTCGATCGCGAAGCGGCAGACCACGAAGCGGTCAAACGCGATGAACTGGTTGCCAAGTATCTACTTGTGGCCCGAGAGTATATTGAAATTGAGAACTACCGACAACACACAAAGAAGTTGATGTGTCCTTCGTGTTACAATACAGATTTGCGCCGCGCAAGTGACTCTGATACTACCTTTGTATGTACCAAGTGTACGTACGAGATGCAGATTCTGGATGACACACCATCGTTCAAGGACACCGATCGTATCAACATGTGCAGCCGGTACACTTATACTCGTAAGGGCCACTTCATCGACGCGATCAAGAAACTCCAGGGTAAGCAGAACACTGATCCAGAGGTCATCCAATTTGTTATCAATGCGTTGTTAGACGCAATGGAGTTTCACAACCTTACGCCTGATACCGTAACAAAACAACATCTCTACATGTTCCTGGCAGAAGAGAACTTGAGCGCGCACTACGACGACCTCAACCTTTTCTACCATATCATTACAGACGAACCATGTCCGGATATCTCATCCTACGAGCAGAAATTATTAGAAGACTTTGATGAACAAGAAACTGCTTTGGATAAGGTTTATGAGATGGATGCGAACGACACACGTAAGAATTCTCTCAACGTGTACTACAAGCTATACAAGCTACTTCAGTGTAACGGGTACAGTTGTCGTAAGGATGATTTTTATATTCTCAAGACAAAAACCAAAGAGGACGAACACGACGAGAAGATGAAAAAGGCGTGGTATATCCTCGGGTGGAAGTGGATTGAGACGTTTTAGGCGCATATGTGTATTGAAGATCAATTAAGAGGTGATATTTAGAGCCTTGCACAGCTGAGCCTTGTTCATTTTTGAGCGCCCTAAAATAACATTGGCCGTGGCCATCTTACGGAGCTCAGTTACTTTGTAATCATTACATTTATTGGAACCCCCACTAATCTTTTTCTTGGGAGAAGAGACGGTTCTCTTTTTCTTGGGAGAAACGACGCGTCGTTTCTCGATGTCGTTGGGTTTGGTCGATATATCGTTCATTATTTCACGAAAGGGCGCGACCTTACCATCGAAACTCTCCATATGCTTGACAACTTCAGGCTCATTTGTGTAATACACTACAGGGATTTCATCCATACCATGCGATTTACGATTTGCTTCGGACGAGAGAAGAAATGCGCGAATCTTAGTCGGAGTCTTCTGAATCAGGTCCCATGAACGAACACAACCCGACATACTGGCAAAATGAGTATAGTACAATGTAAGAGCAACGTATTTGAGGTTAACTTCGAGTGCTCGGTCAATCGAGGTACCAATCTTTTTTCTCAAATACTCTCTCCATTGATACTTGGTTATGAGCGGATTGAGACTGCGGATGTAATATCCGATAAATTTAGTGTAGACCTTTTTATTATCTCCCATTGTAGACTTTGGTAGACAATAATATATTCTTGACAAAGAATCTTGTCACGTTTCGATCTCTACGAGGTTCTCGTAGAGATCGAAACGTTCATCGTTGTGTTGATAACCTTGAGTTATCGTGAGTTGTTAGTAAATCTTTACCGGTGACATGTCGAAAGTTTATCACGCGTTTATAAAAGTACATCTCTGGTTTATTATTATATTTCTCGTACAAAACTTGATTAGGGAAGCTCGATAACTTCCGCCATATCTGACCAACATCGTTGTAGAAGTACCACCCATCAGCCGTTTTGATATATCCAACGTAATGAGTTCCGCTGTCATCTTCTCCTGGGATAGCACCCTCTAGGATAGATGCTCCAATCATCTCATACTTACCACCAATAATTGTCTCGCCAAAGACGCGCTTCTTGTTGATCTCTAGAGTAACTCGTTTCTGCCGGTAGACCGGAGATCCGATGGCCTTACCCTCCTCTACTGTAGCACCTTCTGGAAGTTTATACTGACTCATACCAGTACCTTCGTGATAGTAGTACCATCGTCCAGTTCGTTCCGACTTCCACCTTTCCCATCCACTGGGTAGGTGTAAAATCTCTTCCGTCTTACCGGGGCTTTTGTCAAATGATATAACCTTGATCTTTTCGGGCTCCATCGATCCAAAGTTACGGATAGAAGGAACTCCTCCGTTGCGAAAGACAAGAACTTCTTCGTCGATATCTTCCCATATATACTCTTGAGCCGCTTCCTCGACATTATCAAGGGGGTCCATGAACTCCCAAAATGTGAAAACTTCCTTCCGTTGCGTTTGTGAAGTTCGACCTGGTGTTGAAGTCTTACCAGGTTCAAAACGTATATACGGCAGATTAGAGTACATCAATGAGGGAAACATTTGCGCGATTAACGTGTAAATATCTGCCATTGGGTAGAACTGCCAACTTCCTCGTTTCATATCGAGGTAACACTTACTAATGAGGTTGCGAATATCGTAACACTTCATCGATTTGTTACCACTAATGAGGTTTATGTAATCTTTGATATATTGAGCTTGAACGCGGGCAGTGAAATCCCGCCACGGTTCTCCGTCGACGACTTCAGAGTGTGAATTGCATGGAGAAATGAAAACGCCCGTACCCGGTTTATAATTGGTCAAAGTTGCGTTGGTGGTGAAGATTGCGTTGCGAAACCAGTCTGTGTTGGCAAACATTATAATGGTCGATAACGTGTCGAGGTAACACGAGTTGTTCCAATATGAGTACCGTCCATGGACCGCTGGTGGATCGATCTCCAGATTTACCGGGTCTGATAGCTCATCGATGACGTTTGTTGTTGACGAATCAAAGAACTCGTCCGTCCAACACTTGTAGAGTCGGCCGTGAACGGTTTCATCGTCTTTATCGTGACCCCATAGATACCCCAGTAAATGCGAAAGTTGATGCTCGAACCAGATCATCACAGCCATTTGTGGTGAAGTCGTTGCAAATACATTATTGAGCTCTCTCTTTGTAGATAGTTCGATACGAGAGTTAATCCATGCGGATGGCTGAATGACGCATGTGATCTGCTCGTGACCTTCGTCGATGATCAAATTACACAAACACATAGATGTTGTGTTGATCTCTTTTGGTTCAACTGCAAAATCGATGATAACAGGCTTTTTCGCAGCGAGGATCAATTCGTATATTCGCTTCTGAATTTGACCATTGAATGCGGCCCAATCGTACAATACATATAAATCTTTGTAGTGATCTCGCGTTAGCTTAGAGGGTGCAATTAAGTTACCCTTCCATTGAGCAAAGATAGTTTCACGTATCTCTTCCATTTGTATTGCGGCACGAAAATCGCTATGGAAAATTGACACAATTGTAAAAGATTTCACTGTTGAATAGAACGTCTTCAATATGTCCTACGCGCGTCTAATTATCAAGGCTTTCACCGACGGAGCCTGTAAAAAGAATCCCGGTATTGGCGGGTGGGGGTGGGTCGCTTACACAAGCAGAAAAGGTTGGGAAAGCCCAATTGAATGGAGCGATTGGGGTGGTCTCGAATACACAACCAATCAACAGATGGAATTGAGAGCCATGGTTGAAGTCTTGAGGTTTTGTCCGCGCGGGGCCAAAGTTGAGGTCTGGAGTGATAGCACTTACACGTTGGGTGGTATAGTTGGTCAGGTTAACAAGCGCAAAGGGTCCATCCGGAGCGAACTCACTCTCGTTGCCGCCGAACCACAAGGTTGGATCAACGGATGGATGGCAAGGTCGTCGAAACGTGGAACCCAATACTCTAAATCGTACTGGGCCAAGAAGAGTGATCTCAAAAACTCTGAAGATTGGTATAATATTCACCAACTATTGTTAGAACATGCAGAAGATGGAACAGAACTCAACTTTGGATGGGTGAAAGGACATGCAGCCATCGAGGGTAACGAAATTGCCGACCGACTCGCCAATGTATACCCAATGCGTAATACAAAAGACGATCTCTTATAAGAAACTTAAGACGTAGGATCTTAAGTTTCATAACGACCATGGTCGTTCTTGATCAAAGATCTCGTACCTATACATCGACAGCACTCTGTGTATTACTTTTGTTCTGTAACAAACTACATACAAATGAAAGCAACTATTTGTCCATCTAACGGTAGATAAGGATATGATATTTACAAACGCAGTTGTCTGAGAAAACAATATAATCAATGTCACAAACAGATTCAACACGTACCTGAACATTAAAGATATTCTCACCCCGCACCGGTGAGAATGACACAACTCCTTAATGTTGAGATTGCAGACTTTTGACTTTGAACAAATTTCATTTGACCATAGTTGTAAAGTAAATTGAGTTCGTGATGTGTCCATCATTGTAATGTTCTTTATGTTTTAAGGAGGACGATAAATATTTTACTGATCAACTTGATTTTATATGTTTCTTGTCTCTTTCGCGATAAGAAACTTGATCAGTTATATAAGATAATGCCGAAGGAAGTTACGTTCAACGATACAGTTCAAGTCCGCAAGCTCAGCGTCGACCTTCCGACTCACATTCAAGAGATTAAGAATCCACAAACTCTCATTCAGGTTGTTCGCGATAAACGCGTCAAGGTTTATTCGTATGGTTGGTTGATCTGTATCACGCTGGTGATGATCATCACCATGATATTATTTTTAATCAGACGTCGTTAGGTGGAAAGCGTTGATGACCACTTTTCTTGACGTGAAGTACGTCAAGAGTTCGAAGGTTCATCAACGAACAACGATCTTAACCCCGGTGTAAATATGAAGACTGGGTGTCGTGACTGGGGAGCTGATTGCTCTGCACCCGACGGTCTATGTGTTGTGGTGGAAGTTGTACAAGAGGTTTAGGGAGGTGGTTTGCGCAGTTGCCGTGGCGCACAAAGTTACCACGAGTACCGTCTCCGTACAAATCCTGAGGGATGAGGTCGCGACTCTTACCCATAAAATCACCAGCACCTCGCATACCCGATGCAGCGATGGGAACATATGGACGTTCGTTGTTCTCACGTTGGATGTGGTTATGTATGCTATGGGGACGAGGAGCGTGGGGGTTACAATCGGCGGAGCGCATGTCCAATGTGTTCTGATTGACAGGACGTCCATATACATCGTTCATGAGGTGATGAGCGCTGGCGGGGCACGTGCCATAGAAGTGACCCTGTTGACGACCGGCAGCGTGCCATTCTGTGTAGTCCGTGCGGACACGAGACTCACTTGCAGCTTTCAATGTTTGCATAGAACTCATTACAGTTTGTTACTATATCCAGATATAGTTTTTTGTTTTTCTAATGAAAACCAATGATATCTTGTCGAGATATCGTATCCGAGTCAGTCTTTTAGATCATCCGTCGTATTTCAAATATCTTACATTCTGTATGTAAGATAATAGCTTAGCAACAACTTTAGACTTGAATACGTGCAAGTTCGAGTTAATATGAGTGAAATGGACTCCACGTGTCGTTACGGTTGTGCCTAAAACGGCGATTGAGAGATTTATGATGAGTTCTCATCATATTTTCCCGAAAAGCCATATCATGTTTGAGGAAGGTGCTATTGATATACTCTCGGGCAGTCCTGGCACCTCCTGTCTGGTTCATATGAGTGGCATACTCGTCACTCGGAAGCAAATTAGTTCTAGTGAGGTACTGTCCGTACGGGTATGCTTGAGGTCTCATTGGTTCTTGAAATGTACTCGGATTAAAATCCACGTTGGTGTAATGGTCATAAGCCGGAGGAGGAATGCGATGTTCTTCCGCAAAAAGAGGTGCCACTGTCGTCGTGTGAAAGTCGTCACCAACATGAGTTGGTACAATTGAAAAATTCTCACGTTTGCCCGATTTATCATCGCGCGCCTTCGACGCATATTGAATGATAACAAGGAACAACACCGCGATCAATAGAAAAGTCAACCAGTGCTCATATTCCATGAGGTACATTACGACGAAAATCACCAGAGCGAGTCGTGTGAGAGCATTGAGTTTTTGTTCCCGCGTCATTTCCACCATCGGGAAGATCACCAGATCGGTGAATAAAATACATGGATCCTCGATCCAAAACTTAACGTCGGTCATCTTTGTCACAGTTTGTCAAAAAGTTGTTCGCGTTTTTACAGTACACCCAGAGTAATTACATTTCCCGATGACGGTCTCGTTCCGTATAGTTTCTGTACTAGATCACTACAAAGTAGATCCCGGGCACTGGGTAATTGTTCTAATTTGTTCAAAACTGGACGCAGGTTGTCAGCGTAGACGACTCTACCTTTTGTGTACGAAAACGATTGGTTGTTAGACGAAAGATCTTTGATCTGACCTTGCTTCGGGTTCCCCTTGTAATAGATATCATTCAAATTACACCCGGCCAAGAACTCGACCATTTTATCGAGGACACAATCGCGTTCGTTCGTAGAGTTCTGACGTTGAATCTTCAAGTTGTAGTTATACCCGGCGTACAGCGAGTCATATGATTCGAAGAACTGGTTAGGGATCCACGCTCCTTGTTTATCCCATTGGTCGTATCCAGTATCAAAAACCATCTTATCGCCAATAACGGGCTCGCCCTTGGATGCAAGCGCCATATTAGAGTACCGTACCGAAATACCAAAGTCACCGATTTTGACAATAATAGGGATTGCCGGAAAGTACACGTCGTAATCTTTTCTTTTATCATCGATATGGTATCGATACCAGTCTGCTTCAATTAGTTTATCATCATTAAACTTTGTATGATTTGTCACGTACTCTACAAAGATGTTGCCAGTATGAAGATCGTTATGAGAGACTCGATGTTTAGTCTGGTAGAAGGCGATTGCGAACATCAGTTGAAGAAAGCACCCTCGCTGGACATCGGTAGTGTGTTCTTTGGGGACATTATTGATGTACGTCCCTGCTTTGACACATGTGCCGCCATTTTCGAACTCTCCATCGATCTTGTCCATGAAGATATACCTCCACAACTCAGATGAATCGGTACAGCTGAACATCGTATATGTATCGAAGAAGTTGATACATTCACCACGTCGATACGATCCCCCGATCAGTGCGCCAATGTAAAACTCTGAATATGTTGGATTGTCGCAGAGATACGACCCGGCGGGTACCACAACTTCCCCTCCACCCTTTAATGGTGGGATCGCTGAGAATGACAAGTCTTTGGTTATTTTGCATGGATCGTCGTCTTCTGCTCTTCCACGCTTGACTACGTACTTCCGATCTCCTCCACCTGAGATTGTGATAATGTAGACCTCGCCAAAATTCCCTTTACCGATCATGGGTCCCAATTTGATCTTAGTTCCGATCAAATCGCATACGTCTGATTGTGTAGCAAGCGGTTTAACCAAATCTCCACCTTGAGCAACAACCGCGATAACGCGTTCGCCTCCCTTGAAGATAATATCCAGATTCTCGGTCATTACGACCACTATGTGGTATTTAATAAAGGGTGATAGAATTTTCACTCCCAATAACAAGTTGCGATGCAAGAGCCTGAAATAAACGACTATTTTGGGCCAGATCATCGGTTTGTCAAAGAGCTACAACCGAGCGATTTCGACGACAATGCACCTTGGCAATTAAAGCCTGGTAGAAATTCTCAGGGAAAGATTACGCCAATTTGTGGTATGGTTTTATTCTATGCTCCTTGGTGTGGCTTTTGTAAGAAAGTCAAGGATTTATGGGTCGAGGCAGCCTCGACGTGCGGGTTCTGCGACTTCTTTGCCTTCAATTGCGAGAAACACAAGGGTCATCTATCTAAAATCAAAGCGGATATGCCCCAACTTGTAAGAGGGTTTCCTACGATTGTCATCTATATGAACGGAAGTCCAGATGAGTACTACCAGGGGGATAGGACAACTCAGGCATTTGTCTCAACGTGTATGGGATTATATGAAGGCGGTAAGTGTCGCCTAAAAGCAGAGACTCACATTTGAGTGTCTTAGAGACACATCGGCCTTGAGCAAGGTTAGTTTAACACGTAACATGGAAGACATATTCGACGAGTTGACGAATGACACTCGTTACCAAGTTCCAGCTGAATATGACTTTGCTGGTGATCTGGTTGCCGAAATTGAAGCCGAGTATACTGGAAAGAATACTGCTCGCATTGACCGTATGAAAGAACGACATGAACTCAAGAAAGACTTGGTTGATGCTCAAAAGAAATTCAAGAAGATTAAGAACGTCAAATGTGTCGGCAACCCGACGCGTCGGCTTGTTTTGAATAAGAAAATTGCCGAAGAACGCACCAAAGTACGTCATAATATCGCACGTATCAAGGTTCGATTGGATGAAATTGCCATCGAGGCCGGTGAACCGATTGAGGCGGAGAAGAAAGATCAACTCGAGGAACTTCAGAAGAAGAATAAAGAAGAAGCGGCCAAGGCGAAGCTCGGTGGATGGGGGTCCATCACTCCATATGACAACGATCTAACACTTTGAAAGTGTAAAGATCACTTTGTTACCCGTTTCGGGTAACAAATGAGTTGTATGTAGGTTTGGTACAAGATCAGTCAAACATCAATACGTGATAGAACAGATGTTTTACTCTCGAAGTTGGTTCTGACTGTAATCTTTTTGATTGCAATTAGTTAGTTTTAATTTGTGCGGCTGTAGAAAAGTCTTTCATGATACCAGTCAATCTAAGTTTATGTATGAACGGCTACTGGGCGTTTATCCATATGCCCACGCGACCGCATGTGATCGTATTTTAATTTCACAGGAGGGGCCTGAACTCCGGCGATGGGAATCGTTCCTCCATTCAAACCTGTACCGTATGACCGGGCGGGTTGAATCTTGGTGCGAAAGTGGAAGTTCTGACGTGCCGAGTTTCGATCTTTGTAGCCGTACTGACGAGAGGCCATCACTGAAATGTGAGGATTCTCGCGCAACTTGAGATGTTGTTCTGGTGTGGTGTAAGACTCTAACCGAGTTTGATAGCCTGTCTCTGAACTAGGATTGATGACATCGAGAGGTGCATCGAGTTGAGTCACGAACTCAACTTCGTCAAGTCGAGTATTTCCATTGGATGTGTGAGGTGCACTGTACCCGGCTACAACTGGAGCCGATGGAAGAGTGCGTCGAAGTTTCATCTCGTCGACGCGCGTCTCTCCGTCAATTGCGCGAAGAGGTCGATGACCAGCAGAAGCGACAACACTTGGGGCGCTTCGATAAAGCTCAAAGCTCTCGGTTGGACGTTCACCGTCAACTGTGAACGGAACTTGGAAACCGGCTCCACCGCTAACCTGGGGCCCTTGGTGGAGGAGCTCAAGTTCATCAAATCTAGTATCTCCATTGACTACATGAGGTGTACTGTACCCGGCTACAACGGGAGCCGATGGAAGAGTACGTCGACGTTCTATATCATCTAGCCGAGTCTCTCCGTTGATGGTGCGAAGAGATCGATGACCAGCAGAAGCGACAACACTTGGGGCGCTTCGATAAAGTTCAATCTCACCAAGTCTATCTCCATTGACTACATGAGGTGCACTGTACCCGGATGCAATGG